AGTCTCGCACCGACGGTGCCTGACAGTGGAACGAAAAAGCGTCGGATAGGGTCTTTAATCTGGGACGGTTCAACAATACTAGGATTTATTCATGATGGAGACAATTTTTGGCTCAAGACTCCCGTACTTGACATCAACGCAACCAATCCTGGCACAGCCGCCGTCACCCGCGTCCTGACTTCGATTCCGACAGGTATCAATGTCATAGCAAATATGAATGTTGAGCTTGTCATTGTGGGTACTGCGGGCGTTGCCTATCTCAGCGACCTTGGTGCGGTGGACCTTGCCGCAAGTAGTTCCGTGGCTCCTTTGGGACAAATCAATAGTAATGTTGCAAGTGAACAATCTATGGGTCAAGTGCGGGTACGTACTGACACTGCCGCATCGATCCGTAGCCGCCTTTCGGGTTCGGATGCTAACACTGTATTACGAATCGTTACCGCTGGATGGACTGACCGGCGTGGTCGGGGATAGGAGTTAAAAATGGCCGCAGAAACCGACTTTCTCAATTTTGCTCTTGGTAAGATCGGCGCAGATAGAATTACCAATATTGACGATGGAACAGAAAACGCGAATCATTGTTTGACGATATGGCCTGCTCTACGAAAAGGAATTCTTCGCTCACACAACTGGAACTTTGCCGAGGAGCGAGCAAAACTCGCTTTGAACGCAACTCCGCCACCTTTTGAATATGCTTTCTCTTACGCTTTGCCGTCGAACGCCATCAAGTTGAAAGAATATAACAGTACCACTGTTAATGTCTACAACTTCGACATCCCAGGAATTTGGGTGTGGAAGTATTTTAAGATTGAGGGGCGCAATCTTTACACGAACGACGGTGCTGTTCTCATCGTGTACGTCAAAGACGTGCCCGACCCCAACTTGTGGGATGCGTTATTCTATCAAGCGGCCGCTGCATGGTTTGCGTCCGAGCTTGCGCTCGCGATCACGAAAGATACGAAGATGTCTGCCTCCCTTCTACAGACCGCGCTCGGCGTGCTGATGCCGATGGCGTTGTCTGCGGACGGACAAGAAGGACCGATCGTGCCGATACAGGTTCCTGACCTATTGTGGGGGCGTTGAGGTGGCGACAGATCGTCGAATTTGGACGAACCTCTCTAAAGGAGAATGGTCTCCTCTCCTCGAAGGTCGTCCCGACCTCGCCGGCTACGCCGAGGCGGCGAAGGAACTCACAAACTGGATCTTGTTACGACAAGGTGGGGTCACGCGGAGGCCGGGCCTCCGGTTCGTTCGCGAAGTCAAGCGTTCTGACAAGGACACTATTATTCTTCCTTTTGAATATAGTGTGAACGATGCCTTCATCGTTGAGGTTGGTGAAAAATACAAGCGATTTTACAAAAACCGCGCGAACATTCTAGTGTTCAGTGGTGGACCTCCTGTTGAAGTCGTCACTCCATACCTCGAGAGTGAACTGAGAAACATTCACTTCACGCAGTCTGCCGACGTACTTTTTCTGTTCCACCCAAATCATCAACAGCGCCGCCTTTCTCGTATTTCCGACACAAACTGGTCTCTCAACGCCATTGTTTATCGCCCACCTCCGTCCTTCGAGGTTGACACTGACATTTCTGGTGGAGCAACTCTGACACCGGGGGCTGTTACGGGAACATCTGTGATATTCACAGCGTCTGGTGCTGTATTTTTGCAGGGTGACGTCGGACGCCTCATCGTACATGGTGCTTCTCGTGCAGTCATAACTGCTTTCGGTGCGAGCGCGGGCGATACGACCTCCCCAAACGACCACGTGCGTGCCGACATTCTTGATGATTTCCCCGACACTGTTCCTCCATTAGGTCCTGATGTTTTGACTAGTTGGAAACTTCGCTTGTCGCCTCAGACGACACTCGACCCCGGCGATAAAAAGGAACCCATCGGGGCTAAAATGGTTATGACCGCCGGCGCGCCCGCTTTTAGGGCTGCCGACATTGGAAAATTTGTTACGATTTACGGAGGTTTGATCAAGATAAATCTCTACGTCTCTCCTACACGGGTTGACGGAGAGCTTTTAAGTGTTTTGTCTGTGACTGATGTCGATCCAGGTTTTGCCCCTGCGGGTGCGTGGACACTTGAGGAAGCTTCATGGAGTGGGACGCACGGTTTTCCACGAACAGGTGAATTCTCACAAGGTCGTCTTGTTCAAGCTGCAACCCAAGATCAGCCAACAACGTGGTGGATGTCTGCCTCCGACGATTTCGATAACTATGCAATCGGCACGAAAGCTGACAATGCGATTGAATATACTATAAAGTCGCGACAGATCAATAGAATTGAGTCAATCGCAGACCACATTAGTTTATTTATCCTCACCGCAGGTGCCGAGATGAAGGCTGAAAGTGGAAAGTCTGATGAACCTTTCGGTGGGGACATCATTCCGGCGGTAAAGCCGACGTCGAAGCAAGGTAGTGCTCCTGTGCAGCCGATTATACTCGAAAATCGGCTAATCTTCCTCGATCGTAGCCAGAAAAAGTTGTTCGCAGTCGCATTTAGTATTGAGGAAGATTCTTTCAAGGCATTGGAGATCACGAGCGCGGCCGAGCATATTACTGGTAACGGTATAAAGCTCGGTCCGCTGGCTTTCACAAAACGACCAGATCCTCGAATCTATCTTGTCCGCGACGACGGACAACTCATTGTTCTTACATTCTTCGTTGAAGAGAAAGTTATCGGCTTTACAAGGTTTGTGACGGACGGTTTATTTGAAAGTGTTGCGGTAATACCACAACCCGGTGGGTCGCCAGACCAAGTTTGGGTAGTTGTCAAACGTATTATACTCGGACGCAGCGTCCGGTACGTTGAATTCTTTGAAGTCGAGGCCACCGATGCGGTGCCCGGACCTGAGACATTCCTCGAGAGTACTGGCGAGGGGCAGTCGTGGTTTAAAGGTGAAACTGTTTCTGCTGTGGGTTTCTTCGCTATTATTGTTCCATTGTTTATAAGTGATACAACAGTTCTTGCCTTTTTTTGTTATGACAATGTCTCTCTTCGTTACAAACGATCTTTAGATGGTGGGATAACTTTTGCGGCGAGTGAAATTGTAACCCCTGCGGCGTTTAAAGTTATGGCAGGGGCAGATACTACCATAGATCCAAATGATCCGTCGCCAGAGCGCCGGGTTTTTATTATTGCATTGTCCACGGAAGTTTGGGTGAGTCGTAACGTGCTTCAAGCGAATCCTTCTTTGTCTACTTGGAACAAAGTTTCAATTCCTAATACAACGCTCAGTGGGGTCACGGCACGTGGAAAACAAGTATTAGTCTGGGGGACTGATACTGTAACACCTACAAGAATGACTTTGGTGACTTCAAACGATTTTGGATTTACTTTTCCTAATCGTACTGTCATGAGTTCTAATGCTGGTGGTGGTTCTCTAAATCACCAGCTTGCTGTGTCCACTGGAGAAGATGTCTGGTACGTTTTAAATTCTAACACGGGGGAAGTTTATCATTCCATAAATAATGGTGTGAGTTGGTCAGTTGTTGCGACGTTGAATGGAACTGGCACAGCCAATCGTGCATGTTTGTTAAGTTTAGATGACACAATTCTAGTCGCCATTTTTAGGGCTAAGGTGTGGCGATGCATTATTGCTGACGGTGTTTGGCTTGAAGTCGCGGATCTTGCCGCTGCCGGAGGCAACATCACTACGATGGGTTATTTTGGGAATGGAATTATCGGTGGCTTCCTTGATACGACAATCGATTCTGCTGCTGGCGGAACAATCGAATGGCGTTCTGAGGATTATGCTCTTTCCTGGGCTCAAGTACCTGTCGATGCTGGTTTTGATGTTGGTAGTTTTGCGAGTGCTTACATGTCACGAATGACTGTTTGGGGACCTCGTGCTGTCGTGGGCGCCGGCGGGGATGGTGGTGCGGCGTGTTTTTGGTACTGTCCTTCAACTTTAATTTCAACAGGTCCTGGGGAGAGTATTGAATTTGCCGACAGACCCTGGACATCTTTACAAACAGACAGTGCTATCGTGTACGTGTCGCCGACACCAACGAAGGTGGTGCCGGGACTCTCGCATCTTGAGGGTCGTACAGTCGATGTTGTCGCCGACGGTTCCTTCCGGGGCACCTTTCAGGTGCAAATGGGTAGCGTGACAGTACTCGAAGAGTACCAGCGTTTCGAGGTCGGACTCCACTACGACTCCAAGGGAGTCACGATGCGTCCGACAATCCCTCAAGTTATGGTTGAGGGACTTCCTCGAAGCTGGAACTCCTTGTTCTTGAGACTTAGAAACACGATCGGCGGGCGTTTGAATGGTCGTCCCATTCAGTACGTGCCCTCCAAACTCTCAACACTGGGCGTATTCACAGGTGACCACAAGGTCACAGGTGGTGGATGGGACACCGAAGGTCGTG